AAATACTACAATATACCAGTCGAATATTCAATTAGTGTAGTATTGGGAGCAAGTGCGGAGAGTATGCTACAAGGCGGTAGATGTTTAGTTATAGATTTAATGGATTAATAAGGATTATATAATGCAAGTTAAGCCACTTTGGGAAGAAACACGCGAACTACATCATGCATGTGAAAGACATCGTGTTGGTGGCGCTATGGCAACAGGGAAGCCTCCGCGTATTTGGTACACGGCTTGGCTTGTTGCATTAAATCAGATTCATTCTATTGTAGATCCACATATGCCGGATGTACTAGGTAGAACAGATAGATTAGTCGAAGACATAAATAACACGTACATTGATCTTCCATTGATCGAGGCAGCAAAAGTATATACTTTAACGCTTACAGACGAAAAAAGAATAGCCGGGGCAGCATATGTCCTAACCGGTGCGCACCTCATGGGTGGTGAAATTATGAGAAGACGTTTAGAGGGCTTTCCTACTAAGCATCTTGAATGGGATAATCGTAAAGAAGCAATTGCTATTCTTCAGCAGTACCGCACAAGGGACGATATCGGCGAAGAAGCTAAGGATTGTTTTAAAGCGCTTCTAACCATTATGGACGAAATCGAGAGACTGTATCCTATAGTTCTCTGATCCACTATATGATTATATACTATTCCCATGGCTAGTGCAACTTATAAATACTTCGAATTCGAATTATTTTCAGAGAAGAGCACGGAATGGCTATTAAAAGTAACATTGTAATCGATCAAGGGACAGACTTCGAAGTCACCATTAACGTCCGTGACGCGAACACTACAGCAATTGCTCTGACAGGATTTACTGGCCAGGCGCAGATACGTAAATACTACACATCATCAAGAAAATATGACTTCAATGTAAACGTTAGCGCGAATACAGGTGAGGTTACTTTGGCTATGTCTGCAGCAAATACAGCTAATATAGCTTCAGGGCGCTACGTCTATGACTGCGTCCTTGTATCGAATACTAGTGTTGTTTCAAGAATCGTGGAAGGTATTGTTACTATTAATCCGCGAGTATCAAGATAATGTCTAATGTATTCATCAGCAAATCTGATTTCACTGTAACAGTTAGAAAAGAAGGCGGTCGTATTACTTCGACCGCCCCTATGACTGTTAAGAATCAGATTCGCGAACTTCGTTCAATTGAAGATTTTGACGACGTAAATGTTGTAAGTAAACAAGAAGGTTCGATGTTTATTTACAACTCGGCGACGGGTAAGTATGACGTTAAGTTATACAATGACGATCCGCTACTTAATGTTGAAAATCTCTACGTATCTACCCTCTGGGCTAACAATAGTCGTGGCTCTAACGGACAAGTTTTATTCACTAACGGCAACACTATTTACTGGGCTAACGGCGTAACCAAGGTTACAGCAGGCACAGGTCTTTCAGGTGGTGGTCAAGGTGAAGAAGTAATACTGTCAGTTAACGCGGCATATATTGCAACTATTACTTCTAACAACGCAACGTTCGCATATGGTAAGCGCGAAGCTGATCTTTCGGTTAACTTCGCTACATTTGCTGGTGATGCTAACTTTGCGTTCCTATCTAACAATGCTACGTATGCATATGGTAAGACTGAAGGTACTCTAGAAGTACAATATGCAGGTCTCGCAGGTGTATCTAATACTGCCAACTTAGCAACCTTAGCAAATAACTCTACGTTTGCGTACGGTAAGCGCGAAGAAAACCTCTCGGTTAACTTCGCAGCATTTGCTGGTGATGCTAACTTTGCATTCAGTGCTAATAATGCTGAGTATGCATACGGGAAATCCGAAGCCACTCTAAACGTTAACTCAGCTTTATTTGCATATAGTGCTGCGTTAGCTAATACAGGCGTTACCCCTGGAACTTATGGTGGACCATCAGAAATTCCTGTCGTTACTGTTGATCAATATGGCCGCATTAATGCTATTTCATTCAGCGCTGTTGCTGGTGTAACTGATTACAATTATAATTCGGGCAATAATACATTTATTATTGAGACAGGTGACGGGTCTGTATTCAGAGCAGCAATCAATACTGTTAAAGATTTTAGTATAACAGGTAATCTTGTTGTCTCAGGAACAACAACTACTGTCAATACTGAAAACCTTACAGTTAAAGACGCTGTAATTACATTAAATGATGGTCAACTAACACCATTTAATGATATTGGTATAGTAATGCAGCGCTATGCTGCAGCGAATACCACAGACTACAACGTTGCAATTGCTTGGGATGAAGATACACGTCAGCTTAAGTTCGGACGTGCGCCTGAAGATGGTACAGATAACGAGATCTCATTCTCACAAGAATGGTTAAGAATTGACGAGGATGGTGGTGCGTATTTTATAGCCAATACCCAAGCCTCTAACTCAGTTATTGCTGGTACCTCTATGGTTATTAACAACGTGTCGTTTACTGAGTTAAGCTATCCAGGTGAAGCTAACACCGCAACATTCTTTAACGGTACTATTGACTGTGGTGAGTACTAAAAGACTCGTGGACATCATAATTCAACGTTGATGGATGCTCCCAGATTGTTGATTTACGCAACCAAGCTATCGCCGGAGTAGGTACCATAAGAGATAATGGGATATCTGATTCGGTATCACCTGGATCATTAACCCGCATAAAGTAGAAATTATCAATAGCTCTCTGCGAGCCCTTCTCAGCCAATTCCTTGAGAAGGGCTCTCGCTGTATTCGGAGTAATCATATACGCATGTGCGCCTGAATGGCGTTTACGTGGAATAACGAGGTTCGGTCTTCCTGCTGTGATATGATCATATTTTGTAGGGTCAGTTAGCTTATAACCTAATGCAATAATATTATTATCCCAGAGAAGAGGTGCATCAGTTTTTATCGGGTGTAGCATGATAGCATCATGTTCTAATACAACTACAGGGTCATTTGTAGGGAGGCTGGCAATGTATTGCCATGCACCGTAATGAGAAGCTGAGGCGCACGCAGCTCCTATATCCATTGATCCAAATTTAACACCGGTAAGTTCTGTTAGTGATTGTAAAGTGTGATGGTTCTTATTAAAACCATTCCACTGTATAACTTCTAAACCAACATCACGGCAAGATTGCTCCGTATGTGCGGCGTATGAAGCTGATAGAGGATCGTCATAGGTGCGTATTACTACAGCTTTTGTTGGTCCGCATGAGTTACGAAAACCTTTCTTCTTGAAATGGTAATCCCCGTCGAACTCAACGCGGTTAATATTAGCAACTAATTCAAAGCCGAGCTCATCCATATACTTGAGCACATCATCTACCTGGGGTGCACCTTCGTTATATGTCTTATGCTGTGCTTCAAGAATTACATCTGAGCAATGCTCCAGGCACATCTTAGCACCCTTAAGTACATCAATCTCTGCACCCTGTACATCTAGCTTAATTAGATCGGGTAGCGGGAAGTTATTGAGCTTGACAATAGTATCTAGGGTATAGCCTGTCTTTTTAAATCCATACTCATCCCAACCTGGGGTAATTTCCTTATAGTAGGAATTACCACCTGGGTTCTCGAGCCAGTGATAGAAGTCTACCTCACGTCCGTCTCTATCAGTCAAAAGACCGATATGATAAGGATGACCTGATTCCATAAGAATACGCTCAACACCAGGTTCAGCATCAAATAGAACGAATTTAGAATCCGGCCATGCAGCTTTAGCATGACGCTCCCAATGCAGTACGCACGCACCAATATCATAGACTACTTTAGGTTTTAGACTTGAGATAGAATGCAGATACTCTACTTGTTCTTTGGGTAGTCTATCTTCATCTCTAATATACTCAATTACTGACTTTGGTTTTTCATCTTGCACTTTAAATGAAAAGCTACCGACATGGTCACATAGAATAGTTGTATCGGCATAGATTTTAAACCCAGCTTCACGAGCTTTTTGACAGAAGTAAACATCTTCTGAATAGGTATGCGCATGGTCAAGAGCTGAGCGATAAACGAAATGAGGATATTCCATACCCTTTAGTACTTCGCTCTTAATAAGAACGCAACCGAAACCGCATGCAGCAATTTCCATCAGCCCGATGCGAAGCTTAATATTCTCCCATGGGATGTTAATTACCCCACCATAGCCATTCTCTTCATATATCTCTAGAGTATGAGTGCCTGGAATCCGCTGAATATAGAGACCGGATACAATATCTCTATCCCATCCAACCATCTTCAGAAGAGCGTCATCAGGTAAAACAACATCACTATCAACACAGAATAGATAGTCATGGCCCTTACCCCATTCAGCAATAAGGTTACGAATTTGATCAATCTGATACCCGTAGAAGTATTGAAAGTGTAATTTGTAACCTTTAGGTACTTTCAAATCAAAGATAGATTTGTATGTCGCTGCTTCGATGTTCTTATTAGTAGGAATAGCAATAAGAATAGTCTTCTCACGCGGTATTTCAACTACTGCTAGTACTTCTTCCATTTCTGATTTTACTGGTACAACTACTTCAGGTTTATTCCAGATAGTTTGTTTAATACTCTCATAGATTTGACCTTCTTTCTCTTGAAGGGCTGTCATACGCTCTGCGTCTTTAATATAGAGAGGTTCACAAGTTTGAGCGTATGGTGTCTCATGATTCATATTCAGAATGCAATAGTTAGTCTTACCTGAAGCTAAGAATGTATCGAATATGAAGTAATCACCATAGTACACTTTAATTTCATCTGGAATATGGGTCCAGTTGTTCTTATTAACAAACATCAGGCAGCCAAAGCCAAACTGATGAATATCTTGCGTCCATGCAACAATATTGTATTTACCATCTGTTACAGGTGGCTGACCATATTGCTCAACCCCAGGAATAATACCACATACGCCTGTATTAGGGTCTTCCAGTGTAGCCTTTAGATCTTCTAGTACGTTTAGATCAAACTTCATATCATCGTTAAGAATACAGACATAGTCAAACGCAGCATTTTCTACACCCCAGTTCCACGATGGATTAACAAAGATGTTAGCACCAAATGTCTTATAGAGAAGCTTACTATTCTCAGGGAGGTCATAAGGAGTGTGCATAGGGTCGTTATCAATCAGAATGACCTCCCCTACGTTATCATGCTGCAGTAGTTCGTTTAGAAAAGCCTTAAACGGTTCATACTTCCACATTGTAGGTACAACAACCGTATACTGCTTACTGTTCTGATTACGATTAGTAATAGCTGCAGCAGTTTTATTCTGCTCATCACCATTAATCTTATAGTCGTTTAATGGGTTTGTATCATTATAAACGTAATTAATATCAGTCACACAAACAACTTTCTCTGGATCTGCTTTTTCAATTAAATAATAGAAGAGGGCATTATCGCCGCCTGCTTTCGGCCATTGACCATACACTTTGAGATCATCTTCAGTAAGATCTCTTAATAGTTTAGCATGGAATGTACGCAAGTGTGTATAAGGCATACCCCAGTTAAATTTATAATTGCGATAATCTTTTGCTGCTTTAACTTCAGGTGGGTATGGCTGCGCTACTAGCGGAATATTATCTGCTAATGACCAGCAAGAGCCATATGTAAACTCAGCTCCATCATGATAGAGATTATTGTAAAGGTGGAAGATATTTGGATTATTAACTAACCAATCATCTCCATCTAATATCATGAAGAAGTTCTCATCACCGATATACTCATTAATAATCTTATAGTGATTAGCAACTGCGCCAATGTTTTCTTTATTACGAATCAATACAAACTTATTACGTATATCTTCAGGTAGAGAGTCAATAGTATAGCGCGCTACTGCTACTGTATTATCTGTTGATGCATCATCGACGATATACATTGTATACCATCTATAATCTTGTTGTGCAACAGATCTTATGCACTTCTCGATATAATTCTCTGCGTTATAAACAGCTGTAATAACACCTATT